CCCCACTATCATTGATCCCAGCGATTTCATCTTCCGCCGCTTCCATCACGTTGCTGTCTGTCGAGGGACTGGGGGGCGTGTCCGACATCTCCAGGTACAGCCCCGCCCTCTCCCTTTCCACGATGTCATTTCTGGTATAGCGCAGCACATGCGTAGCGCGGTTGCACTTATCCAAATTCTTCGTAAAGTAGTCCACGACGAAGTCCTGCGCCGGGACGTACTCCGACACCATTGCGCTTTCCACCGGATCGAAGTACGTCTTTTTGAAGGCAGCTCCCATCAGTCCTGCTGCCATTTTGCACTTCTCATCATCATCCATCCAGTTCGGATCATCCTCCGTGATCTGAATGCTCATGTGCTTCGCAATCCGCTGCGACTGCTTATACCCCTCACCCTTGGGGTCCGCGCCTCGGACATCACACTTCACCGGGTACTTCCCCTTCGTCAGGATGCTCACCCGCGAGAGGAATTGCAGGATCGCAACTGTTATCAGCGGGAACTTCACATTACTACAGTTGACCCAGGGAAAGGTCTTCTCTTCTTTCAGCTGCAACGCCAGCTTCAGCCCCTCCGAATTGCGCTGAATCCACTCCATCCTCGTCGACAGATCGATGCGGTACCCCTCCACCACCCCACTGCCAATCTCATCCCGCTGCTGCTTCGTCAGTGCAGTCGCCACATTCGGCATCTGCACGATTTCCTTCAGCTTCAACTTAGCCTTGACCCTGCTAATGGTGGAGCTGGTCCCCACATTAGTCTTCTTCGGCATCGCTTTCGGCCCAGCCCCCTTCTGCAACTGTGGTCGCGCATTCACTGCAACTGTTGGCATAGCATTAGTACCCAGTAGTGGCATTGCGCCCCGTATCCCTTGGCGGACCCTGCCGTTTGAAGTAAATCTCCTCATCCGTCATGAAGTATTCATCATCGATGACAGGGAGGTCATCATACCCACGGATAAGAATGGCAGCGCTGTCGAACTGATCATCCAGCGTCGCGTCGGTCGTGCCAGTGAAGCGTCTCAGCTCCAGCTCAAACCCTGCATACCATTCAGCCTCCTTGTCAAAGCGGCAGGCCTGCGCACGCATCCTCCGCTGGAAGCTCCTACCCCTGGTAGCTTTGTCCTTCACTGACGGTATGGCAATAATACTCAGGAACACGTTCCTGCGCGACATCTCCTGGTTGACCATGGGTTCGAGGCTCTTCCAGATGACGCCATCCTCCACGAAGAAGAAGTGGGGGTCATGCTTCTCCTGGATCTTGAACATTTCGTCCATAATTCCAAGGCTGTCCCACCTCCCAACATACTCCCCCACGAAGTGGATGCGATTCCCAGCGTCCTGCCCACCTACAGTAAAGGATGAGCGGTTGGCTTTGTCCTTTTTGGAGACTGCAAAATCCACCCCCACGCAAATCTTTTTGTCCAGCGAGTGATCCAGTGCATCCATTGCAATGAAGTCCTCCGCCTTCAGATACGCCTCGCTATTGTCGAAGGGCTCGTTGAGGTACTCTTGCGAATACCCAGGGGCATCAAAGTCATCCACGAAGGTCTTGCGTATCCGCTTCAGCTCCTTCTCAGTGAACTGCTCCGGCCACAGGATCTCCGAAAAGTCGTCAAACCCCTTATGCGCCCTGTACAGCAGCGTCTTCCAACTCTCTGCCTTCATGAGTCGAGCCAGCAGGGAGTCCTCGTGCATAATAGTTCCGTGAAGTCTGGCCTTCCCTCCGCGGCGCATTGCAGGCAGAAGGGCTCGGTTGAACCAGCGTCGGAATTTGACCCTGCGGTCCACGTTTTCAACCTGCTCATCGTCTTCCAGGTCGTCGCAGATGATAAGTCCGGGTCGCTTCCCTTTCCATTTACGACCTCGCATCTTTTGTCCGCTGCCTCTGGCAATGATACGACACTGGTGACCGTCACGAAAATTGACGATAATGTCGGTCTTTGCCTGCGTCTCCAGCTTAGCGATGTTGAAATGCCTAATGATGTCTTCATTGTCCAGTAACTCCCGAGTGATGTCACCCAAGTGCTCGATCGCCATCTCCTCATTGCTGCTCACAAGTATCATGTAGTCTTCCACTCGGAAGAGGGCTACCGCAAGCGTATAGTCATGCGTCAGCGCAGTACTTTTGGCGTGACCTCTGGGAGCTGCCACCGCACAAAAAGGCTCATCCGAGGCGTACAGCGCCCAGGCCTCCCTGTGGAACTGCGGTGTCGGCTTCGCATTATCATACATCGGGGACAGGAAGGTTCCTGCAAACCCCTCGATCAGCTCCGCCGTCAGCTTCATCCGGGGCTTCTGACTCCAATGGCTGCCATCCGCATACCAGGAAGCCCCTGTGCTTCCTCCTTCGCCCGTGCGTTCGTCTGTTGGAAACTTGCCACCATCAGACTGCTCCCGGCGAGACTTCAATCTTCTCATCGTCGGCAGGCGGCACCTTCTCGACAACATCCGTCACCCCTTCCTTCGGCTGTGACACCAGCCCTGCCAGCCTGTCGGCAAGATCCTCCAAGGTTACGGGTTCCAGGACTGGTCGCGGGTCAATCCTCACACCCATGCCGTACCCCAGAGCCTTCGTCATAACCTTTGCAACCTCCAGCGCAAGCATGGCATCCCCACCACCTGCCGACACCTTCGTCTGCAAGACATCCATGCCGCGCACCAGCAGGGATTGCATCCGCTGCTCCAAATTGCTGGTGACAGTCGGATTTTGTATCTCCTGCCTCCGTGGCTCCATCACCGCAACGAATGCAGGGGTCACCAGCACTGTGGAAAACCACGAGGCGGGCCTGCCAAACCCAGCTCCAATCTCCGCATGCGAGGCCCAGGGATGGTCTATAAGCCACTGGACCAACTCCTCCATGCTGACATTCGCTGCCGCAGGCGCTGCAACCGCCAGTGCAACAGCGCGCTTGGCGCCGACAGTTGCCGCAACCGCAGTCGGCTCCGTCCCCGCCACACTCCCGCTGGCTGCAACAACCGCTGCAACCTCTGCAGCTGCAGTCGCCGGGCGCTGATAATCAAAGACTTCCCCATTCTGTACCCTTCGGAGGCTTTCAGGCGTAGTCATCTCGGCCGCATTCCATACCCGAGGGCAGTTGCCGCCAGCCCCAGTGCCTCCAGCGCATACATCGGATTCTTCGTCTGCCCCAGCTTCTTCTCCACAAGCTCCAGGGACTGATGGGCCAACGCCTCCAGCCTCTCGTTCATTGTGCGGGCAATCTCAGGATCGACCATCTGTGCCTTGCGTTCCGCCAACCGCACTTGGAAGACGTCGGAGGCGATGATGCGGCTGATCCACCCCTCCGAATACCCGAAGGCCTCCGCAAGAGACCTCTGGGACCTCTCGGGTTCAGCCATAATCATGTCGATAAGCGCATCGTGTGTGTAGGAGATGTGGGCAATGGCCCTGCCCTCATCAAACCCGTCCCGTCCAACAGTCATCTTTAACCCCCGATCGCAGTACAGCAAAGGAGGGATAGTACTGCGGGGTGGTCAAGGGATGCAATGCTGGCGCTGATGGGCGCGTGAGGTTACAAACAGTAACACAAAGAAGTACCCGCAACCGCCTGTAACCGCCCGCCCCCAGCAGCGCCCCACGGTAACTCCCGTTGATTACAGTGGAGTAATGTACGGGAGAAATAACATTTACAAAAAAAAATTTCAGCGCGCTAGCGTACAGGAGTGCAAGGACTTCCAGCAGCAAAAGTGAGTAGTACCCATGGGAGGCAGCCAAAAAGGAGGAAAAATGGTGAAAAAAATTTCAGAGAGTGCATTATACAAATTTTCAGCCGCGCCGATTTCCCCCCCTGCCCCGGCAAACACTGCCCAGGCAACCTCTGCTTAGGCAAATATTCAAGCCTCAATCAAAGGTTCCTCAATGATTCGCGCCTGGGCTATATCGTTCGTGCCTGGGCGAGCCGTGCATGGGCAAGCCTCGTGTCGAGAGGGGCGCAGCCTCGTGCGACGAGAGAGAGAGCATGGCTGCTGGATGGCATCGCCGCACGCAGCCCCTCTCGCCCCTTCTCTCCCCTCTCACACCCTCTCCCATGCTCCGCGCCCTCCCCATGC